TGACTCTTGCAAGAGCATCGTGTCCAATATACAGATATAAATTGGGATCAGACCTGATTTCCGCTGGAAGAGCAACATACTGTTTGAAAATTTGGTTAATATAACTTGTTGAAGTTAAACCAGTTGTAACAGACCAGTCAAAATTTTGAACCGTTGAGTTAGCATCTGTATCTCCAGTTAACTGAAAAATCATACCAGCAAAGTTAGTGGTAGTTCCAACATTGTTTGCCCATATCATATTTTCTATTTTTTCATTCACTCTTTTAACCACCATGTCTGCATAGAGTTGTTCAAATGGAATTGCTGATGGTTTACCAGCTTTCATGCTCAATTGTAATTGATATTTTTCCAGTGTGTCTGGGCAGATGGCTTCCATACGCCTTAATGACGTAACTGTGATATCCTTCTGGGTGAGTGTGGTATTACCGCTGGATATCCATCCACATCCACCAGCTTGCATAGGTACATCGGTGTCCAGAATAAGTAAACGATCAGAGTACTTAATACCTGGCATAATTTCGAAGTATTTTAAAGAGTCGGCTTCGATCACGGCTTTAGTTAACAGGTCTTGACTCGCACCATTAACGTAAGCTGTTAAACTTGATACTACTAATGACATAGTTTTAATATTTTTTTTTATCCTTCAAAAAAGGATTATTATCTCTTGTTACGGAGATTCCTAATTACTTCAAGACGACTATCTACATCAGAAGAACTATCTATTTTAGGTAGTTCCTTAGCAAAAAGAGTTTTTTGCATAATTTTTTCGATGTCTTTTCCTAATTTTTCAATTTTTTCTGACATCATCTGTGTTTGATCGGCTGAAGTTGTGCCTGAGGTTGAATCAGGTGTAGGTTCATCTTTTTCAGCAGACTGTAAAGCTGCAACTGAATCTTCAAGTGCCTGAATACGATTAGTTAGGTCTTCCAACATTTTCTGTAATTCTTCTGGGGTCATTTCGAATTTATAGTTTTTTTTATCCTCTGAAGAGGTTACACCTGTTCTTGCTGCACTCTCTGGAGTAAGACCATCTGTCTCAAGTCCCATTGTTGCGTCATAACCTGTGTGTGTATGTAATGGATGATTAGTCCAAGGTGAATTTGTAATTGGATCAGGTAGAGGTTTATTTATAAGTTCATCTACAACTTCTTTGATTATTCCATCAGGCTCTACAATTATAAATTGATTGTTAGACAACTCATAATTACCTTTAGGTAATTCCATTAATTTACCATCATCTGGTGATTTAATAAAAATTGATACATTCTTATCAATTCCATCAGAATCTAAAATTATTTGAACACCATTACTAAGTGATAATTCACCCTTTAACTCAATTTTTAACAGTTTCATTAATTTCTTGAACATATAATTTCCATCGTGTTTTACATATATATAAATTTCTGTAAAACTGACTGATATTAAACTGGTAAGGTACTGTCCGATCTTTTATATTGTTCCAGCTTATTAGATATGGTAGATATAATCATGTAATCTAATACTTCCTGTAATTGAAGTTTATATACACGCTGGTACATTATTGGATTATTCTGAGATATATTTAATGCATTAATGTACCAAAAATGCGTTTTATTTATTTCAGATATTTGTTCCTGATATACGTATGGAGTTATTTGTTCATCTGGTTCAGAAAATAAATCTTTATATAATTCAAACACTTGATTCCGAGCAAAAAAAAAGCACTAATCAATTCTTTCTCAATAGACATTGGAAGATCAAGTAATTCATTTGCTATTTTTTCTTGCCTATTCAAATCGAATTTACTTATTGTAAATTTTCTTGATAATTTATTTATTGTAGCTGGTCGGCAATAAATGGCTAAAATTCTATGTAAATTTTGTGTATTATTATCGTTTAACAAACTCTCAAGTCTCGACCATTGTTCATAAGACCCTTCCAAAAAATCTGTTTCAAACATCCAATACTTGTTATTTAAATAAAATTTCTTATTTAATTGATAGTCACTTATTGCCATTCTATCAGCCAATTCATTCTGTATATCCTCGTAAGTTAAAGTTGTATCGATATTAAAATATTTAATAATTTCGGATTCGTATGTTATACCTGTGGCTAATGACTGAATGTACATATACTCTCTTAATGTATACATGTTATTTCTTTTTATTTTTTTCCACCTTCAATTTAGCTTCTTCCTCACTCTTCAATTTAGCTTCTTCCTCACTCTTCAATTTAGCTTCTTCCTCACGCTTAATTTCGGCTTGTTCAATCTGCCAAGTCTGCCACGCTGGTAATATTCTATTGTACAAATTCTTTAAATCTATAGCTGAATTTTGGCGGCAACTTGGGCACCCAGTTTCAACGTGTATATGGGCAAACTCTGCTGATTTTATTAACATCTCAACTGTTATCCTATTTTTATTTGGTAACATTGTACCCTCGAAGTATTGCATAAATCTTATTTCATCTTCTGTCATGTATTGCATATTATTTATATTATTTTTAAAAATTCTTTTAGTTCGACACACGCATATATCTTGCTTCTGTTGCGTTTAAATACGACCACTGGAGTTCTACCATTACTATTTTTTTCACATTGCTCTAAAGCGTCCCATATGTTTAATTTTTCTTGATTTTTGCACTCAAAACTGTATGGAATTATCTTTTGTGCTGACATACCCATTACTATATCTTCCCCTGATCCACCCATCAACTGTGGATGTAGGTCGGAAGCAACCACAGGGAATTTAATTCTTAATTGTTCAGCCAAAATATTTTGGAGTACACGTGCTTTTGCTTTACAACTGGACGTTTTCATTTAAAAAAATTAATTTTTAGATTATCCATTTCATTTATTTCTTCCTTTGCTTTTTTTATTGCATATTCTGGATAATCTATCTGCCATCCATTAACTTGATCAGCTATATGTAAACATTTATCAATTGCTTCCTGTATAGATTTACCAGTGGCAACTACTGAACCTATAGCATCACAATTAGGTATTACATATGGTTTATTATTTATGTATGTTAAATTATATATTTTAACATTATCCCTAAATTGTGGAGGTATTGATACTGCTAACCAATTGGTCTTCGCCCACGTTGAAGTTAATGAAAGTTCAACACCATATGGATCGGTGAACTTTGGATTACATTGATTACCGCTGGCTACATTCCATATTATATCATCCCAGTTTTGTATTTGATACCACATTAAATTAGATGGTGGATAAGGATTACGCATTGTCGCATCGGTAAAATAACCATTTAATTTATCATCAATCCTTACTTCAGTGCTAAACTGACCTCTAACACCATATTTATTTAGTACTGATGCATATTTATCATTAACCTGTTTAATAACGTTAGGTATATCATTATAAGGTAATATGCGTGATATATAACCCTTATTCTTAATTTCAATTCCTGCAAATACTTCTTTGGGATATTCACCATTTACAAACCATGTATCTATACCAGCTTCTACCTTAGTTTGAACATGATCTTCAACTAAGAATTGTAAAATCTGTGAAATAGGACCTAAAGATACTTCGAGCTGATCTAAATATGGTTTAGTTAATTCATAATTTTCAGATTTAAAAGTTTCCATACTTCCACGGAATGTACTTGATATTTTAATCCATGTATTGTCATGTGATTGTAAATATTTTCTGAGATTATCTATACCATTAACTATTTCATAAGGTATTACTGGAAGACCTAACTGTTTATTAGTATCCTTAAGTAATACCCGATTAGTTTCAAGGCATTGCGCATTTCTGGTTCCATAAACCAGTTTCCCAAGACTTTGTAAATGAATTTGAACATCTCCATCGAAGATATCAGTAAAATAAAATAAATCAGTATCACCAAAATGATCCCACATATCCTCTATACTTTCAATATTATTTATACCTCTACCAATCCAATACTGTTCAATCTTCGGATATCCACTCTGTTTCCACGGACAATAATAATATACTTTACCGTATGATTTAGATAGTAATATAGCAAGCTCGACTGATAAACCATTATCACATACCATTACAGTCTTATCACCGTAAGGCTTATTTTTTGCGAACATTATAGAACTTTTTTGTACCATATAATTTTTCAAGTTTCTTTTTTCTTATTTCTCTTATATATAAATTTATGAATATTTGATCAAGTATTATTTGTCTATCATCCAGAGATAAATTATCATCAGCCGAAAAGAACTGTATATATTTATTCATTATTTATACTGTTTTTAATAATTTCTTCTGCTTGCTGGTAATCTATAACTACATCATAATCGTAATAATATTGCTGAATAAACTCAATAATCATAATACTGTTATGAGAGTATTTCTTCTTCTTGTGGTAATATTCAGTATAATATTTTTTTCTTTTTTCTTTAGACCATTTCATATTTGTATTGACATCCAATTTTTTATAAAAAAAGTTAGAAAATATGATATAACTCCAAAAATAAACCCAATAAATGAACCAAATAAACATAAGT